GATCATTCCAAAGACGAACAATACAGCTATGCAGCAATAGAACAGTTAATAGAAAAATATCTAGTACGTAATCGAAGCACAAAGTACATTTATGAAACTCCTCAGGTTCGTTACATAGTTGCCGCGGCAACTGTTTTCCATCGTGAAGAACCTTTATCAACAAGAATGCGACTCATTAAAGAGTACTACGCAGCGGCATCGGATGGTTTGTTTACTCTTGCCACTCCAGTATTGGCTGGTCTTGGGACACCCACTAAACAGTTTAGTTCTTGCGTTCTTATCCGCAGTGATGATGACCTGGATAGCATCTTTGCATCCGGAGAAATGATGGCCAAGTATGCTAGCAAACGTGCTGGCATTGGTCTTGAGATTGGACGTCTACGTCCCTTAGGCTCGCCCATTCGCGGCGGGGAGATCATGCACACAGGAATGATCCCATTTCTAAAGAAGTGGTTTGGTGATTTGCGTAGTTGTTCACAAGGAGGCATTCGTAATGCAAGTGCTACAGTTTTTTATCCTATTTGGCATCATCAGTTTGATGATCTTATTGTACTTAAGAACAATCAGGGAACAGAAGAAACCCGAGTCCGTCATATGGATTATGGGGTTGTGCTGTCAGCTTTCTTCTGGAGACGATTTAGAAACAAAGAAAATATAACTTTTTTTGATCCCAATGAAGTTCCTGATTTGTACGAAGCCTTCTATTCAAATACAGTACGTTTTGAAGAACTCTATGTAAAATATGAAAAGCGCAAAGATCTGCGCAAGAAAACGATCAGTGCAGAGGAAGTATTCAAAGGTGGTATTCTAAAAGAGCGTACAGACACGGGCCGCATCTATCTTGTATTCATAGACAACGTTATGAATCAAGGTCCTTTTGATCCAGAAGTAGATACCATTTATCAGAGTAATTTATGCTGTGAAATCCTACTACCTACAAAACCGTTTAAGAGGCTGGACGATCCGGAAGGCCGAATTGCTCTTTGCACCTTGGGGTCAATTAACTGGGGAAGTTTCCGCAATCCTGAGGATATGCGTCGTGCTTGCCGTGTACTCCAGCGTAGCCTTTGCAATATTCTTGATTACCAAGATTTTCTAAGCATTCAGAGCAAACTATCAAATGATGAAATTCAGCCACTAGGTATTGGTGTAACTAATCTTGCCTACTGGCATGCTAAAAGGGGACTGAAGTATGGCGACAAAGACGCACTGGCGGAAGTTAAAACCTGGATGGAGCATCAGGCCTTTTACCTTACAGAAGCCACAGTTGAACTGGCTAAAGAAAGAGGACCCTGTAAACACTCAGACCAAACTTGGTATGGAAGAGGCATCTTCCCCTGGGAAAGAAGAGCCCAAGGAGTAAACGAACTAGCAGACTTCAGCCCAGAGTTGGATTGGGAAAATCTTAGAAAAGACATCAAACAGTTTGGCGTAAGAAATGCGACCCTAATGGCCATAGCACCAGTAGAGTCTAGCAGCGTGGTCATTAACTCAACTAACGGAATTGAAATGCCCATGAGTTTAATTTCTACTAAGGAATCAAAGGCAGGGTCGTTCACGCAGGTTGTACCAGAATACAACAAACTTAAAAACAAATATCAATTGATGTGGGAGCAGAAAGACTGTGTTGGCTATTTGAAAACGGCTGCTGTTTTAGCTGCCTATGTTGATCAAAGCATAAGTACAAACACGTTTTATAATCCAGCACACTTTCCAGATAGAAAAGTAAGCACAACAACTATAGCTAAGAATTTGATGCAGGCCCAAATGTGGGGTATCAAAACATTCTATTATAGTTTGATAAACAAGGCAGGATCTAAGGTACAGGACGAAACAGTTCTACCTCTATCGGAATATGTTAATGGACATGTAAACGGTGTTCATAACAAACTATTAGAGGAAGACTGCGAGGGCTGTAAATTATGAAAGACAACAAAATTGATACTAAAGTACAAGAACTGAAATCAACCATTGATAAAATCAATCAGTTGGTAGGTGAATTAAACGAACAGTCTATGGAAATTAGATTGATCGTTAGAGAAGACACGGCTGCAAGCACTCGTGTTGAACTCTTCAAAGCAGTTGCACACGTCGACTATTTAAAATGAGCAAACAACAATATAACCTAAAGTCAAAGACTGACTACATGTCACGCAAAATGTTTTTGGATCCAGAAGGTCCAGTAACTATTCAGCGGTTTGAAGAAGTCAAATATCCCAAAATTCAAAAGTACGAACAGACTGCTCGTGGCTTCTTTTGGGTTCCAGAAGAAGTTTCATTGACCAAAGATGCCAACGATTTTAAAGATGCCAGTGATGCTGTCAAACATATTTTCACTAGCAATTTATTGCGCCAAACTGCCTTAGACAGTTTACAGGGTCGTGGTCCTAGTCAAATCTTTACGCCTGTGATCAGTTTGCCTGAGTTAGAAGCCTTGGTCTACAACTGGACATTCTTTGAAACTAATATTCACAGTCGTTCATACAGTCACATTATTCGCAATATCTATAATGTGCCTAAGGATGTTTTCAACACCATTCACGACACCAAAGAAATAGTTGACATGGCGTCAAGCGTTGGTCGATACTACGATGAACTGCACAGACTCAATTGTCTGAAAGAGATTGCAGATCCAAAAAAAGAAACTGTATTAGAGCCCGACCATATCAAAGCAATTTGGCTAGCACTTAATGCCAGTTATGCTCTTGAGGCACTACGATTTATGGTATCCTTTGCCACAAGCCTGGCCATGGTTGAAAACAAGATCTTTATTGGCAATGGCAACATTATCAGCATGATTTTACAAGACGAACTGTTACACAAGGAATGGACCGCTTTCATGATCAATCAGGTAATCAAAGACGATCCTCGTTTTGCCAAGGCCAAAGTTCAATGTGAAGCCGAAGTATACAACATGTATTTGGATGTGATTCGTGAAGAAAAAGCATGGGCGGAGTATTTGTTTAAGAAAGGTCCTGTTATTGGTTTGAATGCCAATATTCTTAAGGAGTTTGTTGATTACACAGCAGCTATAGCTCTTAAAGAAATTGGAATCAAATATACGGCACCCGCACCAAAAACCAATCCGATTCCATGGTTCAACAAACATAGCGATACAAGTAAGAAACAGACGGCTTTACAGGAAAACGAAAGCACTAATTATGTAATTGGTGTTATGAGTGATGCTATAGATTACGACGAGCTTCCTGCAATTTAGATAATTACTTGTATGAGCTTCAAAGCACAGTTTAAATCTAAAAGTCCTTACGAAAGCTGGAATGCCATAGGTGTTTATGGCACTGAGGCCCAGGCCATTTCTGCGGCTTTACTTAAGAAGGCTAAAGGTGCTATACTTGTTAGAGTAGTTGACAAAAAGAACAGAGTAGTATTTTCAAGTTAGGAGTTAGGATGAAAGCAGTAGTTTGGTCAAAGTATCATTGCCCCTTTTGCGACAAGGCCAAGGCCCTGTTACAGATGAAAGGCATTGCTTTTGAAGAAAAGAAAATTGGTGACGGCTATACCAAAGAAGAATTGCTAGAAGCGGTTCCCAATGCACGAACAGTTCCACAGATATTTCTAGACGGCAAACTTATCGGTGGCCTTACAGATCTAGAGAAATATTTGAAAGAGGCAGCATGATGTTAATTGAAAAAGGTATAGCACCAGGTGAAGTGGTTACAATCAAATTGGTAAGCGGTGAGGAACTTATCGCAAAACTAGTTGAGGAAACGGGTCTTCATACAAAAATTAGTAAACCTCTAGTTTTAAGTATGACTTCACAGGGTATAGGCATGATGCCTTTCCTATTTACTGTAAATCCAGACAAAGAAATAAAGTTGAACAATGGTAACATTGCTGTCATCGTTCCAACTGATAAACAATTTGCTGATCAATATTTGAGCAGCACAACAGGAATTAAACTAACATAATGCCAGGCGTTGCAAGAGTAAATGTTGATAGCTGCGTTGGTAAGGTAGTAGATCCTAAAACCAATACTGTTTTTGTAAATAATGCTCCAATATCTGTAAAAGGTGCAGATGTTCAAGGCCACGGAACAGGAAGCCATGCTAGTCCTAAAACAGATCAAAGCAGTCCAAATGTTTTAGCCTACAATATTCTAGTTAATAGACAAGGTGACAACTGCACCTGCGGTCATCCGTTAACAGGGTCAGGAAACGTATTTGCTAATTGAGGGTTTTATGAAAAACTGGTTATGGAAAATTTTAGGCTTTCTTAGCCTAGGTATGGCCTATATTGGCGTAATCACTCCAGGCATTCCCTATAGTATATTTGTAATAATGTCTGCTTATTGTTTTGCCAAGGGTTCACCAAAGATGCATGCCTGGATTTATGGTCATCCTAAGTTTGGTCCGTTTTTGACCAATTGGACTGAAAAAAGAATTTTTCCGCAGAAAATGAAATACCTTATGATCATTACCATGTTAACGACTTTGGTTTTTACATGGTTTGTATCCTTTAACATCAAAGCGGTAATTTGGTCAGGTAGTTTCATGTTCTTGGTAGCCGTGTGGGCATGGCGTTATCCTGCTACAGAACAAGAATACAATCGTAGAAAGGAAGCAGGTGAAAGAATAGCATGGCTAAGATAGATCTAGATGAATTGATCGAAGTTGCATTTGCTGTTGAGGAAGGTGATCCCATTGACTGGGGAGTATTCAAACAGGGAAAAGCCGAAGCTCTCAAAATGATTGGCACTAGCATCATAGATCAGTTTGATAAAGAAACTTACTCTGATCAAGATAGGTTGATATTACTATCTGTTATTACAAAGTTAGTAACAGAAAACATGATTTTACACACCAAATTAATGAATATAGTAAAGAATAATGAAGTGTGAACAAGGCGATCTAGCTAAAATTATTCATAGCATTAGACCTAGTAACCTAGGCAAGACTGTATTGGTAGAAGAATATATTGGAAAGTTTCAAGAGGGAGAGAGTTTTCAATTTCGTGGTATAGAATGTAAGGCAGCAGTGACAGATCACTATTGGTGGATAGGTTCAGAATACGGTATCACTAACATGTACGGAGAAACTCCCAAGGCCTACATTGCAGATTCCTGGTTAGATCCAATACGTCCGCTCAAACAAACTGAAAAGACAGACGAAAAGATTGACATCTTAGAAAAAATGTAGTTAAATACATTTTGTATTGCTGTAAGAAGCAAAGAGAAAAGTGTTCTGGACGCGGGTTCGATTCCCGCCCGGTCCACCATAAGGATATTAATGTTTAGTGCCAAAAATTCTAACCTTAAGAAACTTGCCGAACAGGCAGGTATCGAATTAACAGATGACATAGAATTTTTTGGAGAGTTAGTGGCAGAAGAATGTTCGGATATTGCAGATTCGGCGACAGAAGTAAATTTGCCAGCCGGGCCTATTATTCGTAGACATTTTAGTTTGCTCGAACCTAAACGATAGTTTCTTTATGATGGGCCGGACCAGGTTTCGACAGGGCAAAGAGTAACAGAGTGGACAGCACGAGAGTCGACTGACGTAATCAGCGAAAACAAAGTAAACGCAAACGACGTTTCATACGCACTAGCCGCTTGATCGGCTTGCTGAGGTAGGAATACCAAGAAACAGAAAATCCAGAAAGCACCTTATGGTGCTTTCTTTTTGAACAAATTATCTAGTCATATAATTCCAAAATACTTCATTTTGAAGCCTTTTTTATTGCGCCTCTTAGTAGAATCACTATATACTAACGCATCTTTTTAAAAGAGGAAACAATATGAAGAAATTTATTTTAGCAGCACTATTGGCTTCGGCTTTTGGTGTTAACGCACAAGCACAAGACAGCCTCCAGATTTATGGAAAGGTTCGTGTGTTTGGCGAGAATGTCAAAGTTGACGGCTCATCAGCTGACAACATGTTGACTAATGACAAGAGTCGTATCGGCATTCGCGGTAGTGAATCTCTTGGCAAGGGTCTAACTGCTAACTTCGTTCTAGAAACAGGAGTCAATTGGGATTCACCAGAGGGCACCAAACTAGGCGATCGCGCAGCACTTGTTGGTTTGTCAAACAACTTTGGAGGAGTTATGGTTGGTCGTGAGAAACATTCTGTTTCTTGGACCGTTGACAAGTTCAATCCGTTTGGCGACTCAGTTTTTGGTAGTGCAAGAAACATTCATGCCATCCAAGGCAGCAGAGTAGAAAACGCTGTTTTTCTTAACACTACACCAGTTAAGGGTGTTAAACTAAATGTTCAACACGTTCTTGATGAGGTTGGTGGTAAGTCTGCAACCGCAGGTGGTGTAGATTTCACATATCGTGATTTGGCTGTCACTGTCAGCAAATTTAACGACAAGGTCAACAATGAATCAACAGTAGTTGGCGCACGTTACGATTTTGCTCCGATGGGAACTAGCGTTTTCGCTATGTACTCAGATGACACGGTAGCCGGTGTAGAAACCAAAGGCAAAAGCGTTGGTTTCATGCAAAGACTAACTCCAGTACTAACCGCTCAGGCTCTTTATGGCGAGAAAGAAAATGTCGCAGGAGAAACTGTAGTGAAGGCCACCAATCTTGGTCTTACCTATGCGTTCAGCAAGCGCACCGGAGTTCATGCTCGTTATATTAAGGAAGATTCGGTAACACCTGGTCTTGATGCAACCAAGTTAGCCGTTGGACTAGAACACAATTTCTAATCTGAAATTAAGTTCTTAAGAGGAGCCGCCGTGAGGCGGCTTTTCTTTTGTCCAAAGGTAATTGATTTTATCTGTTAACCTAATAGAAAAATTCAATAGAAAAAAACCTATAAAAACCACTTGATCTATTGATAAAATTTGCTATATAATGTGCAAGTAGTATGTTAATTTAGTTTTCACACACAAGGAGAAACACACATGAAAACAGTTGGTGATAAAATTGAAACGTTTGCCGTAATAGGCGTAAACCCAGGTAGTGATCAATTCTTTGACATTACAGAAAAATCATTTGAAGGCAAATGGAAAGTAATTGTTTACTATCCAAAGGACTTTACATTTGTATGTCCAACAGAAATCATTGCTTACGATAAACTAGCAAGTGATTTCAAAGACCGTGATGCTGTATTGCTTACCGGTTCAACAGATAATGAATTCTGTAAACTTGCCTGGCAAAAGGCACATCCTGATCTAGCCAAGATCACTCATACTCAGTTTGCAGATACACAGCGTGGCGACCTAAGCCTAATCAATCAGCTAGGCGTATTTTACGCCCCGGCAGGTGCCGCACTTCGCGCCACATTTATTGTTGACCCACAGAATGTCATTCAGCACGTTACTGTAAACAACTTGAATGTTGGTCGTTCACCTGAAGAAACTCTGCGTGTACTAGACGCTTGCCAGACTGGCGAGCTATGTCCATGTAATCGTGCTATTGGCGGTGAGACACTATAATGAACGCTTGGTTGTTAATAGTCTTTTCTTTAGCTTTAACAATCGTTTGTTCAATTTTATTAGTAGAATATTTTAAAGATAAAAAATAATGTTAGAAACCATATGCGAAACACTGGTAGAAGCCTACCGGCGTAACTGGATAACCAGTCGAGATGGTAATGTCAGCATACGACACCACGACCGTGATCACTTTTACGTGACACCTAGTGGTGTTCGTAAGCAAACACTTCAACCAGATCAATTTAAAAAAATCGCCATTAAAAAATCTATTAGTACAGATTTTGCCAGCCTAAAGTCTGTATATGATTGGGAAGTGCTGCCCTATTCTGATATTAGTAAGGGCCTACGCCCCAGCGGTGAATTACCCTTGCACTTTGGCCTGCAACGTGAAATGGGACAGCATAAAGATGATGTTAGAGTAGTAGTCCATCTACATCCCACCTACTGTGTTGCCGCCATGCATGCCGGTATAGATCTTTCTTCCGTGGTAGCGGACTTTCCTGAACTTAGTCGCTATACAAAGGTAGCGCCTAATGTGGGTGATGTTCCTCCCATCAGTCAAGAACTAGCAGACCGTTGCCATGAAAATCTACAACTAGATCATGAAGGCAATATTGCTTTTGATATCGTAGGAATCAAGGGGCACGGTGTAGTAGCCATTGACACATCGCCATGGCGTGCTTTTGAACACATTGAGCGACTAGAACATATTTGTAAGATTGTACTGGCATCAAGGAAATAACATGTTAGAGTGTTTGATAGTTGGCGATAGTATTGCTGTTGGACGCATTGCCAGTGTGGTAAATGCGGTAAGTAAGGTTTTACAAAATTGACAAAGTCAACTGTTAGTAATAGAATGACATTTATGGACCATTATACGGTTCCAGAAATTTTCTATCCAGTAAAAGTTGGTAATGCTCGTTGTAAAGAACCTGTTCCGGGTGTATTTAATCTGTATGTTGATAATGAACGATGGTCTGTTCATGATTACTATTTTAAGGCTTTACTTTACGATAGTTTTATAGAAATTGAAAAAGCCTACGGTGATTGTATTACTACCGGCTTAGGATTTGGAATTATAGAATTATGTCTAGTCAGCAAACCAAACGTGCGTAAAGTAACAATTTTTGAAAAACATCAGAGCGTGGTAGATTTGTTTTTAACCTATGCTGAGAATGCTAAGATTAGGCTAGATAAAATTGAAATAATAGTAGAAGATGCCAACGAAATAAAAAATCAAAAGAGCGATTGCCTAATCGTAGATCATTTTGAAAGTGAAACATTTGAAGACATTGTTACTGGTACACAAAAGCTTGGTCAAAATAATTCGCAAGACTTTATATATTTTTGGCCAGCTACCAAAGAATTCTGTGAAAATTCTTTCAAACATAAATTACCAATAACTACAGAGGCATTTGCTGCTTGGGGCAAGAATTTCAATATTAAAAACTTTCCTCCCTTGATTGATGATAGGTTATTAAAATTTATGAAAATTTATGCTAACTTTAATAGACAAAATATTAAAAACTACTATCAAAAAAAGTACACTAATCAAGATTTATCAATAGAATGAAACTCTGGTTTGATACCTATTTTGATACCATCCCAAACACCAATGCTAGACTCAACGCATGGTGTGTTGATTTTGATAATCACTTGATAAGTTTAGATACTGACATTTTTCAATCACCCCTTGCACAGGCCATACTGGCTGTGAAAAACATTACTGATCAATACGACGGGCCATATACTCTTTTAGCCAGTGGTGGTATAGACAGTCAGGCCATGATTTGGGCATGGGAAAAATCAGGTGTAGATTACAAGATTGTTCATTACG